TCTAGATGATTCGGTCCGATATGAAATCGCAGCCCAAAGAAACGGATGTCACTGAGCTAGACCCACACGTCGAGTTTCAGTCACACCTAAGATATGCCGGTCTAAACTTAAACGAACTTACGACTCAACAGGAGACGTACGTACTCGCGCGCGTAGGTGGCATGAACATCGTAGCGTCCGCGCGTGCCGCCGGTTACTCAGAGCGCTCAGCTTATGACATCGAGAAACGCCCCGCTGTGGCGAAAGCTATTGATTACTTTCGTGAACAAAATCGTGAGGAAGTACGGTTTGAACTGGCCGACGCGCATTGGATGTATCTAAAAGCATACAACTCCAGCGCCAACGCAACAGAGATGAAGAACACCACCGACTCTCTTGTGAAACTGCACGGCCTGTCCAAAGAAGAAACAAAACCACTGGTGAACATACAGATCAACGGATCTAAGCAGCTTGAACGTATGACCGACGAAGAGTTGTTAGAGATCGCCGGTAAAACAATCGATCACCTGGAGCCAAAAGCTGACTGAGGTAGTTCAAATTGAGTGCAGACGTTGCCATAAGAATCAGCCGGAGACACTTTACTCTGGAGACGACGGGTACTGTGCGTATTGTGTGGCTGACATGCAGGATGCCATGCCTGACCCAGACCAACCTACGCCCCAAGAAGTTGAACAACGGACCACGGCCGAAGAACTAGCGAAACAGGAGCTTGCATCACGGTTCTTGACTCGTCGTCGGTTGTTGCCGTTTATCGAACGAAACAATCCTGACTACATGGCGGGATGGGTACATAAAGACATATGCCAACGACTCGAGAAGTTTAGTGAGGCTGTAGTAAATAAAGAGAGCCCGCGGCTCATTTTGCAGATGCCGCCTCGGCTCGGGAAGTCGACCATAGCCAGTGTAGGTTTCCCTGCTTGGCATATAGGCCGTAACCCACAACATGAGTTTATTAGCTGTTCGTACTCTGGAGCGTTGGCTATGACCTTCAGCCGTAAAGTACGGCAGACGCTTCGTGAACCGTCGTTCAAGACTACATTCAAAACACGCCTGGACCCTGACTCGCAGTCAGCGGAAGCCTGGCTAACGTCTGCTGGTGGTGGCTATGTCGCCGCCGGTGTTGGTGGTGGTATCACCGGTAAAGGTGCACATGTATTAGTGATTGATGACCCTGTTAAAAACCGCGAGGACGCAGAGTCACAAAATAACCGTGAGAGCACATGGGACTGGTACACCTCCACCGCGTATACGCGTCTTGCCCCTGGCGGAGGGATTCTTGTAATCATGACCCGCTGGCACGACGACGATTTGGTCGGCCGCCTTTTGAAGAATATGTCGGAGGGTGGTGACGAGTGGGAAGTTGTTAAGTACCCCGCTATCGCGGAGGAAGACGAAGAGTTCCGCGAGGCCGGAGAAGCACTTCACCCAGAGCGATATGACGTAGAAGCACTAGAGCGTATACAACGAGCCGTGGGCCCAAGAGATTGGTCCGCGTTGTATCAGCAGAATCCAGTTGCAGATGACGGCGATTACTTTACAAGGGACATGATCCAGTACTACGACAGAGAAGATATCGACCAGGATAGGTTGCGTTATTACTGTGCGTGGGACTTAGCTATAGGTAAAAGAGATAGAAATGACTACTCAGTTGGTATGGTGGTTGGTATTGACGAGTTCGATAATTTATTCGTTGTCGATGTCATCCGCGGTCGGTTCGACGGTTTTGAGCTTGTCGAACGGATTTTAGACTGTTATGAATTATGGAGGCCCTCGATTATTGGAATCGAAAAGGGTCACATCGAGATGGCGCTTGGCCCGTTCCTAGAAAAGCGAACGCGCGAGCGAGGTCTCAATGAGGCTTACTTCAAGGATTTGAAAGTTGGCCGCCGCGATAAAGAAGCTCGTGCTCGAGCTATTCAAGGTCGTATGCAGCAGGGAATGGTGTTCTTGCCGCGTAACGAAGTTTTTACCGGCCCGTTGGTGGCAGAACTTTTGCGCTTCCCGAACGGTGTCCACGATGACCAAGTTGATGCGTTGGCATGGATTGGATTGATGATGACGGAGTTTTCTACATTCCACGAACGTATTGTTGAGCCGCCAAGCTGGAGAGACAGACTCCGCTATCTTGGTAAAGAAGTGAAGATCAAATCAGCGATGAGTGCGTGACATGACAACACATACTAAGAAGCCCAGATTATCCCCCGGTGAAGAAGACAAGGTAGCCCACGATCAGTGGGATCGATACACACGAGCCCGTGACCATGGTCACATTGACTACATTGATATGGCCAAGAAGTGTGATGCGTTTTACCAGGGCGAGCAATGGGACCATATGGATGTTGCTAACTTAGACGCTGAAGGTCGCCCCGCCCTAACAATTAATACGGTTTTACCTACTGTAAATACAGTACTTGGTGAGCAGTCCAACCGACGAGCAGATATAAAGTTCAAACCTCGTCGCGGTGGGTCGGAAGAAGTTGCACACACGCTTACAAAGTTGTACATGCAGATTGCGGATAACAACAAACTAGACTGGATTGAGCAGCAGGTATTTGCTGACGGCCTGATTATGGATGGCCGTGGTTATTTTGACGTACGAATGGACTTCAGCGACCACGTTGAAGGCGAAGTACGAATCAAATCCCTTGATCCATTGGACGTTGTTATCGACCCTGACGCCAAGGACTACGACCCCAAGACGTGGAATGAGTTCTTCTACACTCGCTGGATGACGCTCGATGATATCGAGGAGATGTACGGACAAGACCAAGCCGACCGCCTTCGCTTTATTGCGGAGAACGGTAACAGCTTCGGTCGAGACTCTGTCGAATACAGCGAAACACGTTACGGCGACCTTGATGAGTCTGATGATTATCTTGGCACAGCCATCCCTGGCGAAGATGAATATCGTACTGTCAAATCCTTACGTGTTATTGAGCGTCAACATCGTAAAATCACTCGCGTCAAATGCTATGTAGACCCGAATACCGGTGACCAACGTGATGTGCCAGAGGCATGGTCTGACCGCAAGATGAAAAAATTTGCGAAAGATTATGGTCTGAACGTTATTTCAAAAACTAAAAAGAAAGTTCGTTGGACAGTTACGTGCGACAAGGTCGTACTACACGATGACTTTTCTCCTTATTCTGATTTTACCATTGTCCCGTTCTTTGCTTACTTCCGGCGCGGCCGTCCGTTCGGCATGGTGAGAAACCTCCTCTCGCCGCAGGAACAGCTGAATAAAATCGCTAGCCAAGAACTGCATATCGTCAACACCACCGCTAATAGTGGCTGGGTTGTCGAATCTGGGTCCCTAACCAATATGCAGGCCGAAGATTTGGAAGAACACGGGGCAGAGACCGGTCTGGTACTGGAGTATAATCGTGGATCTTCACCTCCCTCCAAGATCCAACCCAACCAGATCCCGACCGGTCTCGACCGTATCAGTCAGAAAGCTGCTGCAAACATCAAAGCTATCAGCGGTATTAATGACTCAATGCTCGGTACAGACGGCGCTGAGGTTTCTGGTATCGCGATTCAAGCGAAACAGAGTCGTGGCGTGATCATGATTCAAGTCCCGCTGGACAACCTGCGGAAAACTCGCCAATACCTTGCCGAAAAAATTCTAGATCTCATTCAAACATTTTATACCGAGCAAAGAATTATTAGGATTACTAATGACGAAGATCCGATGGAGCCTCGCGACGAGATAGTCATTAATGAAATGACTCCTAGCGGCGACATTGTGAATGATCTGACTCTCGGTGAGTACGACGTAGTCATTGGAACGATGCCAGCGCGCGATTCATTTGATGAAGTGCAGTTCGCAGAGGCGCTAGCTTTGCGTCAAGCAGGTGTAGCAGTGCCAGATGATGCAATTGTGCAGTACTCGCACTTAGCCAAGAAGTCAGAATTGGCTGCGAGACTGCGTCAAGACCCATCTGAACAACAGATGCAGATAATGCAGATGCAGCAACAGCTCGCAATGCAAGAAGCGCAGCTACAAGTCGCCAAACTTGAGGCAGAAGTTCAGAAAATACAGTCTGATGCAGCGGTCAATATGGCCAAAGCAACAGATATGACTCAGATCGAACCTCAAATAAAAGTAGCCGAGCTACAACAAGAGCTCCAGATAGCTCGCGAAAACCTTTCTTTACGCCGTGAACTGGCAGGAATGACTAAAGAAACTCGCGAAAACCAATCACAGACACAAGCAGCGGCAAAATTGGCCACCACTGCTATGAACACCACCCAAAGAAATGGCCAAAACACGCAAAACTAGGAGTGCGTAATGAGTGAAAACATGGAAAACCAGGAAGCGACTGAGGAAAAGCCGCTTGCGTTTGAAGTTATGCCGGGCGCAGAGCCCCTCGAGGCACCAGAAAACATAAGTTTGAGCTTTGATGACCCCGAACCAGAGCCAGAAAAAGCCGAAGAAACTGAAGAAACTACAGCTGAAGCGGAAGAAACCGAAGAAAATACAGCTGAAGTGGATGATGACGACGATGACACCGAGCCTGACGAGGGTGACACCGAAGAAGAGCCTAAAACTGCTGAAGAGCCCGAGGAAGAGCTACCACTTGCTGCAGAAAAAGCAGAGCCAGAGGCAAAAAGTCCAATGGTGCCCAAGTCTCGCCTTGATGAAGTGTTAGCAAAGCAGAAAGCGCTACAAAAACAGGTAGAAGAAATGAAGGCAGCTGCGGAACAACCAGAGGAAGCACCAGAGGAGTACGATTTTGACGCGAAAGAAATCGAATACCAAGCACTTGTCCTTGATGGAGAAGCTGAAAAAGCCGTTGCACTCCGTAAAGAAATCCGTGGGGCAGAGAAAGCTCAGATTTCTTGGGAGATGGAGCAGAAGATGGGACAAACTGTACAACAGTCCCAGACTGCAACAGCTCTTCAACAGGCCGCAGCCGATATGGAGGCAGCTTACCCAGTATTTGATCAGAACTCCGATCAATTTAATGAAGACTACACAAACGAGGTCGTCGAACTTCGTGATGCGTTTATCATTAAAGGTTATGACGCCGTTGACGCTCTTAGCAGAGCAGTTAAGTACGTCGTTAAGGACCGCGACCTCGATACTGCAGGAGAAGCTGAACAACCGGCCCTAGCTGCAGCAAGTTCAGAACAGACAGCAAAGAAAAAAGCCTCAGTCGCCAAGAAACTAAAAGCCGCAGAAGCCCAACCACCAGAATTAGAGGGTGAAGGTTCATCTTCTCGTGGTGAGAACGTTGTTGATTTTGGCGGTATGTCTGAGGATGAGTTTGATGCTCTTCCTGAAGCCACCCTTCGCAGGTTGAGAGGAGACATAGTCTGATTGTTATTGCTTGCGATGATATATTAGTTTAACTAATATAATAGTACCTTCGCTTACCTGTGCGATATCAGGTCGTGATCGATCACGATAAACATCGTATTCGCCTGTCGGGGCGTAAAACACGCCGAGCTCGTAACTCGCTAAACGCACGTCACACGTTCCTCACGATACGAGGTACACGGGCATGTCTGCCCATCAATAAGACGGTCGATGATTGGGATGACCTCAATCATTTAGTGAAACATATCTTTTATGGAGCTTAAAATGGCTACTACAAACTACGGCACGCTTACGGGCGACCAGTTACAGGTATGGTCACGCGACTTCTGGCGTGTGGCCCGCAATATGTCCTTCATCAACCAGTTCGCTGGCGCAGGACAAAATGCAATGGTGCAGCGCGTAACAGAGCTGACCAAATCAAACAAAGGCACAAAAGCGAATATCACATTGCTTGCAGATATGACTGGCGACGGTATTACCGGCGACAACACTCTGGAAGGTAATGAAGAAGCACTGCGTGCCTTCGACATCACAATCGAGCTGGACCAACTCCGCTTCGCTAACCGCGTAGCCGGACGTATGGCCGACCAGAAAACGGTTGTGAATTTCCGTGAGCAATCACGTGACGCTTTGGCATATGCCATGGCTGACCGTATGGACCAACTTGCGTTCCTCACGCTTGCTGGTGTTGCTTACACAAACAAAAACAACGGTGCGCTCCGTACAACCTCTTCTTCAGCTGGCCACGAGCTTGTTGATTTGGTGTTTGCTTCTGACGTATCTGCTCCTACAAGCGCACGTCACGTGCGTTGGGATGCAACGAATAACCTTGTGACTTCAAGTGTTGCAACGACTCAGGTCGCTGCCACCGATACGATCACATATCGTTGTATTGTTGAGCTCAAAGCCTTTGCCAAAGACAACTACATTCGTGGTATCCGCGGCGCAGGTAACGACGAGATGTTCCATCTCTTCGTAACTCCACAGCAAATGGCTGACCTGAAACTCGACTCCGACTTCCTGGCTAACGTCAGAAACGCCGGTGTTCGCGGCCCAGGCAACGGTCTGTTTGCTGGATCGTCCAGTCTGATGGTTGACGGCGTGATGGTTCATGAGTTCCGCCACGTGTTCAACACATCCGGTGCAACAGCTGGTACTTCCAGTAACGCTGGTGCTGCTGGTTACAAATGGGGTGCAAACGCTGATGTAAACGGCGCACGTGCTCTGTTCTGCGGCGCACAGGCTCTTGCAATGGCCGATATCGGTCTGCCTGAGATCGTCGAAGACACCTTCGATTACGAAAACCAAGCCGGTATTTCTGTCGGCAAAATCTTTGGTCTTCGTAAGCCGAAGTACAACTCTGATATTTCTGGCTCCGTCCAGGACTTCGGCGTTATCTGTCTCGATACCGCTCAATAGGTATAAGTCCCCCCTCTTCGGAGGGGGGCATCTTCTTCATAGAAAGGAAATCAAATGAAGGTCCTATCCGATAAAGAAATAAGAGTTACCACCACCTGGGGTGGTGTATTCGTACTGTTCCCTGGCGAACCTCAAGAGCTGGCAGAAGAAGCTGCAATCTTGGCGATGTCGATGGGGGCAAAACAAGTTGATGGCACTACCGTCGAACCGAGTATCGAAGAAGAAAGCGAAGAATCTGATGACGTTTCGTTTGATGAGCTAGTGGACCAGTTAGTTGTTCTTATGGACGAGGGTAACCCAAGTAATTTTAAAAACGACAATACGCCCAAAGCTGCTGTAGTGAACAAGTTAGCGGGTAAAACATTGTCGTCAGAGCAACGCGACGCAGCTTGGGAAGAAGCGTTACGTAGATAGAGGTAGCAATGGCTGTAGCGGTTAATGACGTTATAAACAAAGTTCAAGAGACCCTTCAGGACACTGCTGGCATTCGTTGGAGCGTGGCTGATGAACTTATTAAATGGCTTAACGACGCTCAAAACGAAATCGCGCTACTCAAGCCAGACGCCACATCTGAAAATACTACCGTAACGCTGGCTACTGGCACTAAACAGTCAATACCTTCAGACGGAAATCGCCTACTCCGAGTGATGCGTAACATGTCGGCTGCCTCTGGTGGTAATGGTGGCAGAGCGATTCGCGTTGTTGCACGAGATGTTCTAGACACCCAGACACCTACATGGCATGACCCAGCTGTTACAGGAGACGCTGCTCACACAAACGTAGTTAAAAACTATATTTACGACGAGCAAGATCCTAAGAACTACTACGTATTCCCCGGCGTTTCTGGTAGCACCTACATAGAAATTGTCTACTCCAAGAACCCAGCGACTGTCTCAGCAGGCAACAACCTTAGCGTTGATGACATGTATGAGACTGCGGTCATGCATTACGTCTTATACATGGCGTACATGAAGGAGTCAGAAGTGTCAGCTAACGCACAACGTGCGGCTAACC